CCGGATGTGTCCACAAAGATCGCATCGCCCGCCGACGCGGTGTACGCCGCGCTTTTGTTGATGTAGTTTTTCCCGCCCGCAAGAAGCGCAGCTTGCAGGCCGGTGATCTGAGCGATCTCGTGGGTGTGGACAGAATTCGCCTTGCCGGAAAGCGAGGAAGCCAGCCCGTCAAGCGCATCGGTCAGACCCGTGATTTCCGCAATCTCGTGACCGTGAGCGCTTGCGGCCTTCTGGCCGAGCAGCGTCGTCAGGGTTGGAATGTCGCCAATACCAATCGAAACAACGCCGGTCTGCCCGTTGACGGATGACACCGGGCCGGTTGCGATCACGTCCTCCGCCGCGTCCGCCGCCGCCTGCGCGGCAATCGCCGCCGCCTGCGCGTCGTCAATCGCAACCTGCGCAGCCGCCGCGCTTTCCATCACGGTCTTGGCGATGCCCGCCGTGGCGCTGATCGTCCAGTCGTCATACGCCGCAGCATCAACCGCGCCGCTGACAGCGACAACTTCGCCCGCCAGCCCGCCGTTGTCGCGGTTGTAGGTCGTGACCTTGAACAGCGCCCAATCATCGACCGCGCCACCGGCGCGCGTGAGCATGACGTAGGGCGTTGGCTGGAATAGGTCGCGCTGCCAGCCCGCCGTGACCTCAATGGTCGTCTGCAAGCCGACCGAAAGCTGAACGGACGTTGCGGACTGCGCGACAAGGAAGCCCTCCTCTGACGCCGCCGTCACCTTGGCGAGCAGCGGCCCAAGAACCTCGTTCACGCGCACCAGCCCAAGTTCAACAAGGCTGTCGCTGTCGGAAGCGACCGCATCAACCTCAGCCGCCACCGCTGAAATTGCTTCCGCGATTAGGCGATACCGCCGATTGAAAAAGTCGCGATCGATCTGTTGATTGTCGCGGGCGCGTAGGTCCTCAAACCTCAGATTGACCGCCGTCATGGCTTACCCCTCCTGCGTCGCCGGTTCCGCCGAGGCGATGACCTCGGGGATTTCCTCGTTCATCTTGTCGTAGATCGCGGCCTTCACCGTATAGACACCGCCCGGCCTGAAATTGGCTCTGGCGAACTCAAAGCGCCGGTTCACTCGAATGCGATAGTGCGTCGGTTTCTTCTGTGCCATTGATGGCCTCCATTCTTAAAAAGGTTCAGGCGGAGCCGCGCAGACTTATGTCTGCGCGTACTCCATCATCTCGCCGACGTGATAAGTCAGCGCAGCCGAGTTCGCCGCGCCCACAATCTTTACCGCATAGTCGCTGACCGCCGTGACGTTAAACGTCGCTGTTCGCCGGATCGTGCCGTTGTTGAGCGTCACGTCCTCGACCACATCCGCCGCCTCGGTCCCGTCGAGCGCCGCGCCGGTCAGAAGCGAAATCGTGCAATCGTGCGCAGCCTCGTCAAAGCCCTGCAAATCAACCACGACTTTGATCGCCGTGGTCGGGCTGACCATGTTTCGCGCTTCGCTGATCCATGTGAAGGACGTCTTGCTCCGCGAGGAGATTACCCGCGACCCGGTTGTGACAACGGCAGGCATCAGGTCGGTCGTGCCGGTGAACGTGTAACGAACGGGTATCAAGGCCGGGAGGCCGGAAAGATCAGGACCGTCCGGGTATCCGTCCATCGGAACCCACGCTCCATTCACCTGCAATTCGACCTCGGTCTTGCACGCCGGGGGCGAAACCGCCTCCTGCAAAATGTCGATATCGCTCACGCCGCCAGCAAGGCCAACCGCGCCGACCTCCACGGACACGCGCGATCTCTCAAACTCTGCGAAATACAAGCGCATCTTCATGTCGTCCACGAGATTGCCGCTGAAGAACGCGCCATCCGTGCTGACGAAGAACGTGCCTTGAACCGTTCCGTTGTCGGTGTTGGTCATGGCGACGTAGTGATCGCCGGTCGTAATCAGAACCGCCGCATAGCGCTTGCCCGCTGTCAGGTACGTTGGCGTCAGCGATACCTTTGTCTCGATCAGCGAGGGCAGGCCAGCGCCGCTGTTGACCGCACCAACTTCAATGTCCTCGACCGCCAGCGTCGTCCGCGACACAATCCGGCTCAAGTCGGGCTGGCCGTACTTCGTCTCGCAGATCAGCACATTGACGTCACCGGCGTCCGCCTTTCGGGAGAAGTAAAGGCCAAGCTGCGTGAGCCACCCGTCTTGCGAATTTAGGAACGTCTGCGCGACCTGCTGGCCGCTAATTGTTTCCTCCGTCGTGACGCGATCCCAGTACGTGACCTTGTAGCGGTCCCACCAGTACCAGCGACGCCGTTGCCACCAGACCAGACCGTTCGGAACAATCGCCCCGTCAAGAAGGTCCGGGTATTTGACCGGCGTATCGTCATCGGCGTCGTAGTACCGCCACGCATTGCCGACGATCTCCTCCCAGTTTTCATCGTCGCGCTCAAACAGCACCTTGGCGAGATCGTAATAGCTGTTATTCCACCAGATGTTGTGCGCGTAGACCGACCAGAGCGGGCCAAAGCGCCAGCGACACCGAGAGAATGTCAGCTTGCGAACGGTCGTTGTCTCAAAGGTGTATTGCGCAAGGCGCGTCTCGCCAGAGTACCCCGTCAGGTCCATCCGCAGCTTGTGATCGTAGGCCGGAATGATCATGCCGCCGCCCACGTCCTGCTGAATGAACACATTGTTCGGATCAAGCAGAGACACGGCGCTTTCCGAGGACGCCTCGACCGGGAAGCGAATGCCCTCCTCAACGATGGCGTCATAGTCCACATGCGCGGTGTTCGACGTCGCGTCGTTCAGGAATTGCTCGGTGCCGTACCAGACGAAAGCGCCGGGCGCGTAGACGTCCACGGTAAGCTGGTCAAGCAGTTCCGTCAGCGTTTGAATGTCGCTCTTGAGCGCGAAATGCTGCGCGCGATCCGCAAGCGCAGCAAGGTCCGTGCGCAGGGTTTCGACCTGACCGCTGATCTGCGTTTTCCACGCTTCGAGCGATGTGGTCCGGTCTGACAGATCGCGCAGGTTCGGAAGCTGTGTCGGCTTCCACTGCTCAATGCTGACAACGCCGTTGGTGTCGAGCAGGACATAAGCGATCACGGTCATTGCCGCATCCACTGCTGGATAGGCGGGATCTGGGCTTTCCGTCCCGGCAACCGTGCTGATTTCCGCCCGGCGGAAGTTTTCCATAGCCACGGATTGCGGCTCTGTCGTCCCGGCCTGCGCGTCAATCAGGAAATCGCGCGGCTGAACGTCCGTTTCGACCTCCTGCCCGTATGCGACCAGCGCCACGCGCTTTTTCGACACAAGCGGCAGGGTGTTGAACAGGTCCACCACAATGCTCTCGTCACGGGCGAAAACAGCGCCCGCCGCATAGAGGCGGCCTGCCGACAGCGTTACCTCTGTGGCCGCCGTCTTGCTGACCGAGAAGCCGGTGTAGCCTTTGCCCGCGTCAATGGCGTCTTTGACGACGTGATCCATGCTGTCGCGCGCAAATTCCTGCGAGTTGGTAAGGTCCGCCGACTGCAATTCCTGCCGGTCGCGGTAGATTACGATGCTTTCCATTGGTCACGCTCCGATAAATTCGCCGAGATTGATGCTGCCATACCGCAGCCGATCGCCGACTTTGGGTCGGCGGTAGGTTTTCGTGTCGATCCAGATTTTGTCGCGCAGGCTTCGGCTCACATTGATCGCCTGCCGCGCATCTTCGATCTTCGTTTGGTCCGCCCTCACAAGGAAGCCGAATACATGCTGACCCGCCGTTCGCGGCCAGCGCCGGTTCGTGATCCGAACCCGCGCCTCCGCGTGATACGCAGGCATTCCGAGCCGCGTGAACCCAAGATGCGTGGAGCGCACCCGGTCCGCGATAATCCGCTCGGGATCATGGATGTGCCAGCGCTCATAGAGATGCCGCCACGCGATTGACGGAGGCAGGTGCTTGCCGCCAATCGTGGCAATCACGTCGTCGCCACGCTCCGCCGCCGGGAATAGGCTCTTAGCCTGAGCCGGGTGCTTATCCGCCATGTAGCTTGGCCGCACGTCGATCAGGTCGCCGTCCGGGTAGTAAGTCGCATATTCCTCACGCCCCAGCCGATACGCGTAATTCACATCCCGACTGACGCGCACGACACGCCGCCGCACCGAGAAGTCGTCAATCAGGTATCGGTTGGCCTTGGGCGGCGCGTCCAGATGGATCGCCTTTGTCGGCTTCGCGCCGAGAACGACCTCATCAAACTCGGTGGCCCCAAACTCGCCGACGCTCTCCGGCTTGACCGTGCGGAAGGTCAGGGTCGTCTCCTCGCCCTTGTCCCATAGCTTTGCGGTTCGGGTCCACTTGGTCCCCTCCAGATTGACCGGGTTGACCGGGCCGCCGACGATCTCGCCGAGGCCGCGATTGTGACCGAGGAAGGCCGCGCCCTCCCATCCGATCCCGCGCTTAACAAACGGATAGATACGAAGCTGCGCGAAGCGGTCTAAAAACCGCTCGCGCTCGTCGTCCGTCAGCGCGTTCATCATGTAGGTCTTGGCGGGCGGAACAATAAACCGGCGCGGCTCGACGTCCATGATCCGAAGCGCCTGCTCAATCGCGGTCTGCGTTCCCTTGATCTGGTGGAACCGCAGGCTCCGCGCCGTGACGACGCGCTTCTTCTCGACCGGCCAATCGCGCTTCCAAAGATCGACCGACAAGCCCCACGCAAGCCAAGGCAGGTGGCTTTCAGGGACTTTATACGGCTGCTTGAGCAGCCGTATATCCACCGGCAACTCGTCGATCTGCGCGCCCGTCAGGTCCGCCGCCTCCTCGAACCGGGTCCGGTTAATCGGCAGCAATGTTTCGCGTGTCATATCCCGCCCCTCTTACTCATCGCGGCGATAATCGACGGCGATGGAGACGCTGTTGACGTGATAGACGCCGGTTTCATCCAACACCAAGTCCTCCGCCGGTTCGATCAGGTTGACGCTGTGGACACCCTCGGCGTGAAGCTTGGCGTAGATCGCCGACCGGCGCAGGTTCATGCCGAGCATCCGGTTGCTTTCAAGCCAATCGGTCAGCGCCTTTTCCGCCGCCGCCTTGACCGTGTTCTGATCCGGACCGGGATAGAGCGTGAGCGTCGCCTTGATGTTCACGTCCCAAACCGCCGGTGATAAAACCTCGACCATATCCGTCAGCGGTCGCACGTCGTTGTCAATCAGCGCAACTCGCACTGCCTCGCGCTCATCGGTCGCCGGGCGCGGATCGTCACCGGAGCGCAGCATGGTCACGCGGACACGGCCCGGCTTTGTCATAACCGCGCTCGCGTCCCGCGCCCACGCGGCCTGCGTCAGCGCGTGATAAACGTATGCCCCCCTCGGCCCGGCGACCGAGAAGGCGTCCGGGGCGAGTTGCAGACGCCGCCGCAGGCGGGCGTCGTCCTCGGTAACAAGGTTCCCGTTCGCGTCCTCGACCTGCGTCCGGGAGACCGAGTAGAGCGCCGCCAAGTGATCCAGATCGGACCCCTTCGCGCTGGCGATCATCACGGCCCGGCTTGCGTCGTTGATACGGGCGCGCAGGAGCATTTCCCGGTAAGCGAACGCCTCGATTAGCTTGCGGGCCGGTTCGCTTTCAAGGTCGATCACGCCTTCAATTAGCGGGAAGCGCGCAACCAGATCGTCGCGCATGTCCTTGACGATGGCCTCGTAGTCGAGCGTCTCGATGATATCCGGGGCCGCCATTTCGGACAGGTTGATCGCGGTAAATCGGCTCATTGCTCGCGCATCCTTTGTTCGATGAAAACGCCGTCCGTGTTCGCGTAGGCATTGATCCGGCGCGCGCCCTCGGCGGTGAAGTCGCCATAGGTCGCCCGGGGGCGATAGACGCCATCAAGGAAGAAGTGAAACTGACCGTCCCGCGTAACGCGCTGGACGTCGATCTTGGTGATGCTGTAGCGCGGCTCCCATTGCTCAATGGCGGATGTGATCGCCGAGAAGAACGGGACGACCTCCCGGGGCGTGATGTTGCGCCCGAGCAGGTTCGGCACGAATGAACCATAATACTCCCGCATGATCCGGGTGCCGAACTGCGTAGTAAAGATATCGGTCAGGGATTGGACGACATGGGGCCAGCCGGTGCGGATTGATCCGGTTTCGGCGTTGAAGCCGACGCTCGGATTGGTCAAATCAACGATTTCTTGCGTCATAGTCCTACCTTCTCCCTGAAATGCCGCGTCCTGCCCCGTATTTCGGGGGCAGGACGCGCGTCATTACCCTAGCTGGCGGGTGAAGATGCGCCCTCAGCGGCCTCTCCGTCGCCATTTTCGCCACCGTCCTTTTTCGCGGACTTCTTCGCGGCCTTCTTCGGGGCTTTCGCCTGCGCCTCCAGATCGACCAGCGTCCCCAGCTTCAATTCGTACTTGGCCTCTTTCTCGGCGAGGGTCAGGACCGACCCGACGCCCGTGTTGTTGCGACCGGCCACCATCGGCCCGGCCTTCTCAGTGATTGCATAACGCTTCATCGCGTCCTCCTGTGCTATGTCCCCGGCACCCTGCCCGGAACCTTGATTGCCCCAGTGCCTCCCGGCCCCGGAACGGTCGGCGCGGACGCCGGGCCGGGCGGCCCGACAACTGCGCCTTGAATTGGGCCATTGGCCTTGATCGTCTCGGTGACGTGCAGCTTCCCGTCGATCTGAACGCCCTCGCCGTTGATAGTGACCGTCGTTCCGTCAACCCGGAACACGACCTCGCTGTCCCGGACCTCGATCCGAACGTCCCCGTAGGTCAGGACGTTCTCATCTTGGCGATCAGACGGCGATGGGTTCGGTTGCGACCAGTGAAGCGGCACCGCAACGGCCTGCTGAAACTCGCCCGTCGGGCTGACCATCATAAACTGCTGACCTACCGCCGGTGGCGTGTGGACCTTCAGCGCCCCGGCGAATTGCGCGTAAGGTATCCAAGGAGACAGGAAGCGCCCGACGCCCCCATGCGCCGGACCAAGGTCAAGCCGCACCCGGAGCATGTCCATATCGACCTCGGCAACCGTGCCGTGCCGCATCATGCCGGTCACGCGGCGCTCAAGGTCAGTGACCCGCGCGACCAGTTCAACCAGTTCCTTGATTGCCATGTTACTCCTCCGGCGTGATCGTCATGTCGCCGCCGTCCTTCTCTGCATCGACAAAGACCTCTGCGGCCAATTCGGGATCAAGGTTCGGCAGATCGAGGAGCGGGCCGACGCCGATCTGATCCGCCGCCTGTTCGCTGATGCCAAGGGCGTCGGCGATGGTCCGCCACTCCGCCCGGTCGCTGATGATCTGCGCCCGGAGAATGTGCGCAATGCCGCTCATGGCCGGGTCTGCATCCATTGCCGCGAGAAGGCGGCCCCAAGCGGACCCCGCATCCGGCTCCGCGCCGGGAACCGGATCAGCGAGCAGGTCGCAGGATAGGACAAGCTGACGGGCCGCGAAGCGCGCGCCGTCCTCCGTGGACGCGCCGCGCTTGGATATCCGCTGCATGATCCGGGGGGCGAAGGCCATCCAGATCGAGGCCCAATCGTTCGCCTCCCCGGTCAGGGTTCGGATCACTTGCGCCTCGATCAGATCGAGGAGCATTTCCATCCCTTCGTCAGTATGCGGGACCGCGACCGTCGTCGCCTCCCCGGCGTCGTCACCCGGGACGTCTGCCCGGGACGCGATCACAATCTCGACGACAAGATCGCATGTCTGCTCACCCATCGCGACGTCGCGGCCCTGCGGCTCGCTGACGTGATCGTCGGTCAGGACGATGATCGCAGGCTGCCCGCCGCCGTCCCGGGTCAGGGCGAGCGGGTCGATCAGGCTGTCGAATACGCGATCCTCGGCGAGCGTCGCATCGCGCAGCGCGCGGGCGGCGGTGATCCGGGCCGCTAGGCGGGACAGGCTCATTCGGTGCGCTCCGTGGTTAGGATCAGGTTGAGGTCGCCCATGTCAGTCTTTTGGGCGTGTGAAATCGTGTAGGTCGGCGATCCCGCGCGGGCGGTCAGGATCAGCGCGTCGCCCCGCTTGGGAGGCTCGGAGAGGCTGGCGGCCTGCGCCGCCTCGATCCAGAATTCAGGCTGCGTAGACGTCGCCCGGGTGCCGCCGGTAAACGTCGCGCCCCCGGCGCTGCCGGAAATCCGCTCGTCCGCCTGCCCCTCGGAAAAGACGCCGGTGACAGTGATCGAGGGGCGGTCAGGATCGACCGCCCGCTCGACGTATTGCTCGGAGACCCGATGGCGCAGGACCGCCTCCTCCGCGAACGCCTCGCGGATCGCCCCGGACAGGGCTGCATCAAGGTCGTTGAATGGAGAAGTCACGGTCCTGTTCCTTTCATGCCGGGCCGGTCAGGCCCATTAGGTGCGCTTGGCCTTGAACAGCGTCGCCGGGCGCGAGCAGTATTGCAGGGCGTTCATTTGGCTGTCCAAGTGGACGCCCTTCCCGTTCTGCATTTCATACTGCCGCGAGTAGAGGCGCTCGCCGAGCGTGTTGACCGTTTCGTTGTAGTCCGCCGGGGCGTAGACCGTCTTGAACAGGTCCGGGACGCCGAGCGGGAACAGGTGACACTTGTCCGTGTTGACGAACGATGTGCCGCCGACCGAGCCGCGATAGTTTTCGAATACGATCCCGCCGAACTCGAAGATGCCATAGCTCTCGGTGCGGTTCGCGCCGAGATAGCTTTCGCGCAGGATTTGCGCTTCATTCCATCCCTTGTAGGTCTCGCGGACCTCCGGGTGCGAAAGCAGATCGTCGAAGAAGTTGTCGCCGCAGAACGCATGAATGCCGGAAAACGGAATACCGCCAAGCGCGGTCGTCATGGCCCGGATGATCGACGCGCACTTCTTGCGCAGGACGCCCTCCGCCGGGGAGGCGTTGTCGAGGTCGAAGTCGATTTCCGTCGCCTGCGAAACGCCGAACTCAGAGAACAGATCGAGCGTTTCCCCGTTCGCGTAGGTCACAATGCCGATTACCGCGCCCATGCGCGCGTGTTCCTCGGTCGCTGCAAAGCTGTTGACCATCGTCCGCTGGCGCTGCGCTACCTTGCCGATCACGGTTTCTAGCGCCGTCGTCGAGCCGAAGGCCCGGACGTTCTGCACCTCGTCCGCATAGATCGCGTCGTTCAACTCGAAATGCGGGACGAGCAGGGCGCGCAGATCGCGCTTTTCCTTGTCGAGCGTGTTGCCCGGACCGCCGCGCGGGGTCGGGGGGACGAGGGCGAGAATGTCACCCTTTTTCTCGATGGTGATGGTCGTCGTGTCCACGCGGTCCGTGTTGAACAGGCCGAGCGATTGGATGCGCCCGGGGACGGGGCTGATGTCGTTGATCGCCTGCGTCATCCGGGTGACGCCGAAGGCGTCGTTGTTAAAAATGTCGAGCATGGTTATCCTCTCCTGCTCAAAAGGGTTTCAGTCTGCCCGGGGGCAATCAGCGAACGATGATGCCAGCGCCCGCAAGGTCCGCGTTGGCAGACGCCTTTTCGGCGTCCTGATCGCGGTCCGCGTGGTAGGTCAGGATGTTCCCATTGACCTCGGCGTCGCGCACGATGGCCGCGACCTCCACGTCTGCCGACGTTGCATCGCAGCCGTAGATGCAGATCGCCGCCGCCGTCTCCGATCCGTCGGCAGCGCCGACCGCCGAAGCGATGTATTTGCCGCTGGCCGTGACCTTGCCAAGCACGGTGCCGGGCGCGATCACGCCCGCGCCGCTCGCGATGGTGATGGTGTCGCGCGACCGCTTCCCGGCGGCCTCGGACATGATGAACTCGCCTGCGTGGCGACCTTCAGTGTAAACCGTCATTTTTCGATTTCCTCGAACTTAGGGATTAAAGATGGGCAGGGGGAAACGCGGGTCAGCGCATCTTGGCGATGGCGCGCTCCCACATCGCATCTACGGCGTCGTCGCCGCTGGCCTCGGCGTTGCCGCCGTCGCCGATTTCGGCCTCCGCGTCGGCCCGCGCCTCGATCTGATCGACCGCGCTCGCCTTCGGGCTGGCCGCGAGAACCTTCTGCGCCGCCTCGGCGGTCAGGTCGGTCTCAAGGGCGAGCGTAGCCGCTTGACCCTCGCGGCCCTTGGCCTCGTCGCAGGTCAGGATCGCGCCGATCCGCTCGCGCTCCGTAGCCGCGCCCTCTGCGCGGCCTGCCGTGCGGGCCGCCTCAATGGCCGCGCCTTGATCTTCACCCCCGGCCTGCGGGATCTGGTTTTCATTGGACATAAGAAGCCCTCCTTGTCCTTTGGTTGAGGCCCCACGGGCCTTGGCTGCGTTGAGGATTTCGGACAGGGGCGCGATCCGGTCGGCGAGGCCGACGTCAATCGCTTTCTGCCCGATATAGATACCGGCCTCGGTCGCCCGGGCCTGATCCTCGGTGAAACGGTCGCCGCGACCCGCGGCAACCGAGGAGACGAACAGGCTGTAGAACTCGGAAATCAATCCCTGCGTCCGCTTCCGCTCGTCGTCGCTCATCTTGGTGAAGGGATGCCCGTCCGCCTTGAATTCCCCGGCGGTAAACACGTCCACCTTGATCCCGTCCTGCGCCATCGCGTCCGTCATGTCCGCCCGGATCATCACGACCCCGATGGACCCGACGACCGACGACGGCGAGACAATGATTTCCGTCGCCGATGAAGCGATTGCGTAGCCCGCGCTCGCCGCCATGTCGTTGACGTAGGCGATCACCTTCTTCTGCGTCCGCGCCTCGCGGATGCGCGCCGCGAGGTTAAACGCCCCGAGGGCCTCGCCCCCGGGCGTGTCCAGATCGAGAACTATCGTTGAGACCTCCGGGTCCGCGACCGCGTCCGCGATCTGCGCCTCGATCCCCTCGTAGGAGACCAGCCCGGATTGGCTGCCGATCCATGAACCTCGGTTCACCAGCGACCCGATGACTGGGATCAGGGCGACCCCGTTGCTCATGCGCGAGAGGCCATACTCTCGGTTTTCGCGGGCGTAGCTGCCGATGAAGCGGGACGCCTCCGGGCTGATCTGCCCGGGGGCGTCGATCCCGATCCGGGACGCCAGAACGCGCGCCACGACTTCCGCCTTGGCCGGGTGCATGAGAAGCGGCTGGCCGAGGACCGCCTGCGCGATCCGGGGCAGGCTCGGCCCCTCCGCCGTCGGGACGATCCGCGTCCCGCTCTCGATGCTTATGTTATTCATCGGATCATCCCTCCTGCGCGCAGGCCGAACCGCCGGGGCTTGCCGGAGGTCAGGGCCGCGCATTTCTGCTCGTATTCGCGGACTAGGACGAGAAGCGCCGAGGCGTCTGCCCGGTGGTAGGTGACGG